TTACCACAACATCTAAACCGCTTTTATTTATGCGATAGGACGCAATACAAACCCAACCATACCAAATACGAAACACGGTTTTATCTTTCCCCATTCGTGCAACGTCAATAGTTATAAATCTATCTTTTCCACGTTCTAAATGTTCTGCATTGAAATAGTTAACCATTGCATCTTGACTAATCAATGCGCTTGGGTCGTCATCGTACTCCCAATTTCCGAAATACAACCTTTCACGTGAATTTTTATCCAACTGTAACAAAGATTGTAAATAGCTTTCTGGTAGGTGTGGATTGTCTTTCGGTAGTGCTTGTATAAACTTTCGATATTCTTTAATTGAGCCGTCTTTTTTAGCTGTATAGAACATTTTGTAAACCCAATTTTTGGCGGGATTACAAGTGCCTAAAACCTTACCTTTGATATTAAATTCATTTAATTTAAAACGGCATCTCGATTTGACAACTTGCCATGCTTTAAATACTACTTGATTGCACTCGTCAATAAATGCACCGCAAATTTCCAACGAACCTAAACTATCAAAGTTTGGATCGCTCGGATAAAGGAATAAATCTTTGAGAATTATCTCGCTTCCATTCTCCCAATAGATAATATTTGATTGTGCATTGTATTTGAATTGGTCTGAAATTCCTAATAAAGAAGTCAACTCAAAGAAAGTGTTTAGTGTCGTTTCCTTTAATGTTTTCAGTTTAGACCTACCCATTAACCAACGGCTACCCTCATAAGTTTGGCACATTTCAATTAACCAAAGACAACCTAAAGCGGACTTACCACCACCTGCTTAATATCTCCCCCACCTAAGTAAATAAGTGGGGGATAAAAGGCAGCGCCACCATACAGAATCTCTGTGGTGTCGCTATCTTTTAGGTAGTATATTGCATTTTCTTGCTTACTCAGTAGCTTCATTTGGTTTTATTCCGGAACCTAAGTTAATGATAGTATTTATCTTTTCCCCTGCTGTTGTGTGGTCTGTTTGCTCTTTTATACCTTGAATACGTGCCACTAAGTTAGAATTAAACGCTCCAATCATTGCACCTTCTACTTGTTGAGTATCAATAATTGTTTCAATTTCTTCAATGACCCGCAAAAAATCGGAGTTACATTTCTTTTTAAACTCTCTCAACCAACTTTCAGAGCATTTAAGATACAAAAACAAACCTCCCCTAGTGTATGGACGTTTTGAAGTTTTAACCTCGTTATACGTGCCCTTTTCGCTTTCGCTTATTTTTGTTGTGTTCCACGAATTATCATTGTCGCAATGCTCGAAGTATTCTAAAGCTGACTGCATTAATAATTCAGGACTTTCAAATAAAGCATCTCGACCGTGTTTACTTCTTAATTTCCAAAGTTGATTTCCTTTTTCAAATTCATTCATATATCACAAATTAAAAAAAATCTCACTGTACTATCCATATCGTACCATTTACCACCGTTACTACATTTCGTTCTGAAATAAGGTGAATAGCCGTCAAAGGTGTGACCGTATTGTCCATTACCTAAATACTTGTACTTGTAGTATTGTTTCTTGCAAAAACATTCAGTTTTTTCCTTTTGGCAACTGAATAAAAGTAGTGTTAAAATTAGTATGTATTTCATTCTATCGGTATTAATTTCTGTATTTCCTCCTGGAACTGCTCGAACGATTCCCATTTACAAAGGTAGTAAATTCCGCCATCGTTTTCAATCTCTCGTTTTCGTTTCAATTGTGATTCACGAATAGTATCTTTACCTATTTTCAATTCCAAAGATAGGAATTTCCCGTTAACCATTCCCTCCCCGTCTGAAAGTCCTTTATTTGAACTTGGAATGTAACCGATTCCTTGCCTCCATTTACCCTCGCTTGAGATACGTCTGAATGATTTAGACTTAGGATAAACATAATGAATATAATCAACTATTAAGCGCATAATACCGTTGGTGTCTGCAATTATTTTAGTTTGCTTTGGATTTATAACATAGTGATAAGGTAAACCATTATCTGTATAAACAACTTCTCTTTCAGCTTCTTTAACTACTTTTCTTTTTGTAACTGAATACTTCTTTTTCGTTATCGTATGCGGTGGTGCTGTTGAATTGAGGCAGTCGACCATGTGGCAATAGTCAATGAATTGTTTTAGGGTGTATGGTTTCATTTTGTAAGTCCTTTGATTTGTTCGTTTTGTTCTTCAGTTGGTTCATCAATATAGCTTATTTCAATTCGTTCTGCACTATGCCACGTTACAGAATGCACGCAAGGTATTTCCATAAGTTGATGCATCTTTAACTCCCATTCAGGGGTTATGTCGGCTTGCATTTGTAGTTCTCGTTCTTTCATACCATTTCAATTTTAAATTCACGTGAATAATTACCAGTTGCTTTGAGTTGCTTGATCTTCCAATTGCATAACGCACGGCTTGGGAAATACCAGCTTTCGGAGTTGGCGTATGTTAGTTTATAGGTCATTTTGAATAGGTTTAGATTTGTATAATACTTCAATAGTATATTCATTTTCTTTCTCCCAAAACTGCTGTAATAATTTAACAAAAGCAACGTGTGGTTTATCATGCATCCATTCAATTATTAAAGTTCCTTTGTGGTCGTTAATAGTTGAAATTTCGTCTTGAAATCCATAACAAACAATTGATTGTGCAATTCTACTTAATCGTTCAGTTCTGTAAAATTCGTTATTTGGTGGCATTTCTATTCTCATTTTTCCTCTATTTTTTTGATTAAATTAATTATTTGTCTTCTCGAAACCCCTAATAATTCAGCTACTTTAGTTCGATTGAAATCATTATCAGCTTTGTAAATAGCTTGTAATTTATCAAAGGTTGTTTCTGCTCCTTTAGATGCTGTTTTTAAGTCTTTTATTTCAGTAGCTTCAATTTTAATTTTCTTTGCGTTCATTACAAAGTAGTTACTTAACTTTTCTGCTTTTAGCATTGATTCTTTGTTAATCCAAAGGTAGTTAACGTTTTCATCAAAGTTACTTTCAAAGAAGTGAATAAGCAGTGCAAACCTTGGTATGTAACTTTTCTGCTTTGGAAACATTGACTTTAAATATTCGTTTTCCTCTTCGCTGTTTTGTTCTTTGGTTATTCTGTTAAATATTCTTTTCCATTCAGTTTTTGCACCATCGTCAAAACGCACTCGCATCGGTTCAATATCGTTGTCATTATTACGCTTAATTAGTTTCTGTTTAATACCTTGGTAAAACCTTACAATAGTATCTGAATACCATTGCAATACTGAATAATCAACTTCGTTTTCGTTGTATTCATCAACCTTAGCATCAGGGAAACTCAATAGCATACGGTCTAAAAATCCATTGTCTTTGTTTTCATCTGTTGCAAAAGTGTTAAAGATACTTGGTTGAATACCACCCAAAACAGGTATAAATGGTTTTTCAATAAAAGAACCAGCACGGGTAATTCTATTCAAGTAAACAGATTTACCGCTCCAACAACTTAGCCAAAATTCCAAATCAGATCCACTACGATACTTATTCATATCTTTAAACCATCCAGCAAGTTCGTCTTTGAATACTCCAACTGAATTATCATTTTCTTGGTGTAAATCAACAAGTGCTTCTAAGGTAATATCGTTTACTAAAAATTGTGATTTCTTTGGAATTGGTGGCAATTCTAAACCTAAGTTATCTCGTTCTTTTTTATTCAAAGATTCGACATAATCGTACCTTTCTTTTAGTTCCTTGTACTTCTTAATTTCCTTAAAGTTTAGTTTACTCAAAGGGAAAATTATATTGTTAATACTTGGTGTTTTACCAATACCAGCTTTACCAACAACCGCCAACCAAACAACACTATTTTCAATCCAACCTCTTTTAACTTCTACTTCAGCGCAATTACCTATACAAGTTGAAATAAGCCAAAGCAAAGAACACCCCATAAAGTCAATATTTGAATCTAATTTATTATGACATTCTAAAATATAATGTTGTATTTCTTTTGGGAAAATATCCAAAGGAAAAGTAACATTTTCAATAGGTAGTGGTTTATCAATTTTAGGTTTATTCTCTTCGATTTTCTTTTTTAAACGACTTCCAAAACCTTGGTCGTATAAATCCTTAGTTGCCTCTTTAAAATCCCCGTTGTGATACTTGTGGGCGTATGCTACAAAAGGACTTATTAACTTTTCATTTGGGTAAATTGTACCAGTTGAAAACAAATACATACAACCACTATCTCTGAAAACATATCCCGAATGGTCAGATGTTGCACCGTGTCTTTTGATTAGGTAGTGTTTATTTTTTTGACCGTTTGTAGGTATAAAGAAATCTTCTTGGATAACTTGCCAAATATCCGTTTTATCGTTGAAATCTTGCCACGGTGTAATTTCCCCCTCTGCGTAAATTTTAGCGTCACGTTTCGGCTCTATTGGTTTTTCATCAATAAAGTTATAAGCCTTTGAAATTCGCCAAAGTGTTTCACGGTCGGCATCACTTATAAAGTCAATTTGAAAATAAGTAAGTCCAGCGTATTTATTCTTAGGATAAATGAAAATATAACCACCAATTCCACGGCTTTCAAGAATAGCCTCTTTGTGACCTTTTAACTTTGCTATTTTGGTGTTACCTAATAATCTTTTTGATTTGTAAAGAATATGAAAACCACCACTTGCTGTTGTGTAAATAGCAAACTTTTTTTCAAAGTCGACTATATTATCTTTTAAGGTTTGATAATACTCATTCCAAAATTCATCCTTTTCTAACTGAGTTGAAAATACTTTTGTATCAACATCAACGCACTCTAAAAAATCAAAACCCGTAATAATTCCAACTGCAATTGTTTTAGGCAATTCAGTACCATCTTTTTTAATGATACCACCTTTGTAATTTAATCGCTTTAAAAATTCTTCTTTTGATAGTTTTTCGTTTTGATTTGTACTCCAACTAAAATTCGGAGTTTTTCCAGCTTTTGATTCTCCAACTGTAAGAAGTGAAAACTGTTCTAAAAAACTAAGTCCTTGTTGTTCATCCATTCTGCATAATGTAATTAAAAAACTAAAGCCCATTAATCTTTGGCGATGCAGCGCTTTGGGATTAATAGGCTTTAAATAAGTTCCTTGTGACTAATAGTTAACCTTCTGCATTATTAACTTTCACGTGTACAAATATAGTAATTTTTATTCAATTACAAATTATTTTTTAGTGTGAACTACTGTGAAATGACTTCACACCTATTTCACACCAAATTTCACACCTATTTTCTTTATTTTATAAGGGTTGTAGCGTTTTTTAGTGTGAAGTTCACACCAAAATTGATTTTAAAAATATTTTTTTCATTTTATTTTTTATTTTCTTAGTGTGAACTGTGAACTTCACACCTAAATTTCACACCTATTTCACACCTAAACACCAAAAAAAAGCCTCACATTTCTGCAAGGCTTTTGAAATTACTTAGTGAATTTGACGACTAAGCTGTCTTTATTGTAGCTGACCGAGACCTTCGGCACTTCCACTCCTTCGCTATCATAGAATGGATTGGATTGTTTACGTGCCACTTTTAAAAGTTCTTCGCGTTCCTTTACCTTTTCAACTAATTTAGTATAAAGTAGATCCTCCGAATAGTTCAACTTGCTTGCACCGTCCTTACGTGTAAATTCAACGTTACCGAAAGTAAAAGTTTTCGCTGTGTACTTTTCCGCTTCATCACGTGCCAATTCGTCAATCTTTACCTTTGCCTCTTTGAATAGCTTTTCCAACTTGTTGAAAGACGCAAACGCATCTAAGGGGTTAACTACTCCATTTTCAACGGCTTGTAGTATTGCATTGATGCCTTGCGTTGTTTTTTCGATTACGTTTGGTTGTGCTGTTTGATAATCGTGTTCTTTTGCTTGGAGGTCAACTCCGAAATCTTCCATGTTTTCCATTATTTCTTAAGGTTTAAAAGTTCAACATTTTGTGTTCCAGTGAAGATAAATACTTCTTTAGCTTGTTCAACTGTTTTCTTACCGTCTAAAATAGCTTTCTTAACGACTTCAAAGGTTGCTAAATCGCATTCTTTTTTCTGCGCTTTAACTGGCTGTGATGCGTGTTGACCGTCGTCATCAACTGCTTGTAAGGAAAGTAAAGATTGAAGTGTGTAACGTCTAAAATAAGTAACTGCACTTCCTAACTGTTGAGGGTTTAAGTTAATTGGTAAATCAATGTAGCTTTCAATTGAGTTGCTATCTTCAATGTCTGTAATGAAAGTAAACACTTTACCCTCTTTTATCGGTTGTAACAGCAATAAACCTTTTTCAAGTAGTATCGGCTCAACCGCTTCAATCAATGCGTTTAAATCCGCATACGTGTTTTTAAAGTGTGGGTTTTTAGCATTCTTTGCTACTTTTCCAATTTCAAGTTTCGCTTCGTGTAATTTCTGATAAATGTTTTTTGTTTCCATATTGTTTTTTTCTGCTAATTTACTTTTTAAGAACCGTTCACCGCTTGGTTATGTGATGAACGGTATTATTACTATTTAAACGGTTTCAAAGAAATCATTGAAAAGTTTTTTATCAAAGAAATGATTTTGATCTATTTCCGTTTTTACAATAATTTCCTTTTCAGTAACCTCTACAATTTTATAAATTTTACCAACTATCAAAGCATCTTCACCACTATCGTACATTGTACACGGATCAACTGCTTTGATTTTTTGTCCTTTTTTCATAATCTAAATTAAAAGTTTTTATTAATTTTCAGAATGGCAAATCGTCCTCCTCTTCATTTGGTGCGTGTGCTTTCATTTGGTCAACACGTGCTTTGTCATGGATACTTTCACCGTTTCCGTCTAATCGTGCAAGTCGCCACGCTTCTAAGGTGTTGAAATACTTTACTTCGCCATTTGGTGATGTCCATTCTTTTCCGTTTAAGTTCCAAAATACTTCAACTTGTTGACCTACTTTAAAATTATCCAATAGACTGCATTTGTCTTTTGTAACTTGAAATGCGTTTAGCTTTGGATATTGCCCGTCTGTTTCAATTACAAATTCTCTTTTACTAAAACTTTCGCTAATTACTTGCGTTTGATTAATTACCTTAATCGTTCCTTTTGTTGTGTACATATTTATATTTATTTATTGATTATACGTGAATAAAATTAATTTCGCTAACTTAATGGCGTCTTCTTTTTCGATTTCGGATTGAAACATTATCTTTTGATTATCCATTAAGTTGATTATTAAACATTTTGGATTCATCACAAAAATATTTTCATTGTTTTCTTTTGGTGGCATTACGTCAAATTGCGTAACATCGCACTCAAAACTTATTGAACTCATTTTATTTGATTTTATTGATTACTTATTTTTCCGCTACAAATTCAGTTTTAAGCCACTGAATAAACGCTCGTTGAATGTTTACTTGTTGCGATTGCGCTTCGAGTTCAGCGTCTTTGATTATGATATTATCAACTCTTCTAACTTCATTTAAGAACAAATTAGCGTACTTCTTTGAGTTTCTGAATAGTTCAACATCTTCGAGTAAATCAGCAAGTACAGGAAGTAAACCAACGACTGCTAAAAGTTTCTGTTCTTGTGTCATATCGGTAATTTTTCAGGGTGTTCGTTATACAAATAGATTGCCGTCAAAGTCAATAATGCTATGATGCAAAATATAACAATCGGGTATTTAAGAAATTGTAGTCGTGGATCTAGTTTCATCGTTGTATTCTTTAATAAGTTCTTTTGAATAATCTTTTAGCTTTTTCACCTTAGTCTTTGGTACTGTCGTTTTGACTAGCACTCCGTCAGGTACTGGCTTTCGTCCTGCGTTTCGGGGGTTGTTTATTTCCATAATTTTTGAGCTGTTTTAAATTTATCTTCCATTTCATTAACTGCTTTTTTTGCGTATGTAAGAGAAAAGGAATGTTCTTTTTGGATAGTTCCGTTTTTCAATCCTTCGTGTTTCATTTTAGCCTCTTCGAGTTTATACTCATAAAAATCAACTGATTCAGGCATTGAAAGATTTATCTCATTTTCTTTGGCTTTCCAATATTCGGCACGTTGCTCATAATTTTTAGCAATTTCAGAAAACTCAACCGATTTTCTCATTCTGTTGTCGTTACGTTCAAACAATGCACGGTGTCTTTTTTCGCTGTGATGTCCTACTTTTATAGGTTCTCCTAATGCTAAAAAATCACGTCCTTCGTGTGATGCTTTCCATTGTTCTGTTGATTTCTTTTCTGCATTTAATGAAGCATTTACCAATTTCTCAGCTTTACGTTTTGCACGTTCTTGTGCGTTAAATCCGTCACATCTAGTAATTGAATAATAAAATGCACCGTCTTTTGATTGACCTACGCAATTCCAAACTTCACATTCGTGGATTTGTCCGTATTTTGTTGTCACTTCAATAATGTCACCTTTAGAATGTCTTTCAGTTGATTTAGCAACAAAAACATTTGGGCAGTATTTAATGTAAGTATTCATTTTTCGTTTCTTTTAAAGTGTCCACAAATATAAGTACTATTATTTAATTAAAGGTACTTTTTATTAAAAATAATTGAAAATAATTTTTAGGGCATAAAAAAACCGTTGATTCGGGTTCAACGGTCAAAACCTTTACGGCTCACAAAACAAAGTTAGATGAGTGAAAAAACCTCCTAAGTGTGCATCGTGGATAGGCAAAGGAGGTGTATTGAAAGTAAGACCCGACAACTGTTCTTAAGGGAAGTAAATCGGGTACTGTTAATGCAAAGATACAAAAAAAACCGCCTATTTCTAAGCGGTCAAAATTCAGGCGTTCAACTCCGAATTTATAGTGTCGTTTCGTGAAGTAAAGTATAAGAATAAACACGTCCTTTTTGTAC